AGAAGAGGTTGCACACAGCACCAACCCAATAGACCTCGAAGAAGGCAAAGGGGTAGATGCTGGGGGAGAGGCATACTACAGGCAAGACGCGACGAATATGGCCTATGAGCAGACCATGAAAGTCGAGGGCCGCGACAAGTTCAAAGAGCAAACAGAGGGCCAGACTAAAGTTGACCAAAGCCCCACCCACTTCAACTCATTAGTACAAGCACTTCCTAGAGTATCTGAAGACATCAAAGAGGAGCTTAAACTAGCAAAGCGAAAAGGTGGGAGGTTACCAACTTGGGTAAACGAGCTGTCAACCATAGACCCTGACGTTTTGGCTTACATTGGACTACTGTGTTGCTTCAATGGTGTTTTGCAAGCATCAATAGCTCCTAATGATGATAAGAAGGACAAACGGACTGTTGTGCAACTGCTGTTAATAATGGGGCAGCACATTGAGCAAGAGTTACTAAAAGCAGAGCTACAGGCAGATGACAAAGAGCAACACGCGCAAGCTGTGAAAGCAGCAGCTCTTGCAGGTCTTGAGAGACCCAAGCCTAAGAACACCAACAAGCGATTAGTCCAGCAAGTTACGCAGGCTCACAACAGTCCAGCTGTCCGAGTAAAGTCATTGCGCAACATTACTCAGAAGAACGGCTTTAGCTCCAAGAACTTCGGCGTGGCTACAACAAAGTTGAACAAGCAGCGGCTGAAAGAGCGCCGCATTAAACTGGCCGCTCCTTTGCTATCTACTGTCCTAAAGTGTTCTGGAGTTTTTGAGAAGAGGACTGAGTACATTGGTAAGCACAACAGCAAGGCAATCGTTGTTCTAACCGAAGAGGCTGCAAAAGCGATGGAAGCCAATGCGGAGAGGATGTCTTGGATGGCTCCGATCTTTAAACCTATGCTGTCCCCACCGAAGCCTTGGACATCTTTTGACACTGGGTGTTACCATGACACAGACCTTGCCGCTATGGTGCCTCTCATTAAGGGTGGCAGGCCAGAGCAACGGTCTAAAGTTGTCCATCAATTTAACAAAGGACCAACCCCCAATTGGGTCGCAGCTATCAATGCACTTCAAGCCACGCCTTTGTCTATAAATGAGCAAGTTCTGGAAGCTGTGCAATGGTGTTGGGAGGCTAAAAAGAAAGGTCTAAACAAGTTCCCAAGGCACTCCTTTCCAGAGCGTCCTAGACTTCCAGATAATTGGCAAGTCATGGCAGTGGAGAAAGTGGCTGCAGTAAAAGCAGAAATCCGCAACCACTTCAAACTAGAGATGCGTGTGAAAGGCGCAGCAGTCGTCATGGAGCAAGACCTTCAGACAGCTAGAGAGCTTGTCGCTTATGAGACTGAAGGCTTTTACCTGCCTTGGAACAGTGACTTTCGTGGGCGCATGTATCCTGTCAGTCACTTCAGTTACCACCGCGACAGTCACTTAAAGGCCCTCTTTTGCTACAAGCGTGGATACTTAGTCGAAGGAAACAATGCGTTTTGGCTCAAGGTACATCTAGCCAATTGCGGCGACTTTGAGAAGATCAGCAAGCAACCACTGGATGTCAGAGCACAATGGACCACCAGCAAGCACGAGGAGCTCTTGTCCATCGCTAAGGATTACCAAGGTACCTTTGATCTGTGGTCCTCCGCAGACAAGCCTTTCGAGTATCTGGCGGCTGTGTTTGAATATGCCAGGTGGGTCGAGGAGGGGGATGCCTTTGTCAGCTATTTACCTCTGTCACATGATGCCACCAACAGCGGCGTACAGATTTACTCAGGGCTAAACTTGAGTGAGACTGAGGGCGCACTGGTGAACCTCACACCCTCCCATCAAATGGCAGACATCTACCAGACTGTGGCAGACAAGGTGGTCGAGGAACTGAAAGCTCTTGATGATGCTGTAAGAGCTACAGTCTTCAGCAAGCGCACTGGCACCACAGTGGGCGAGCTTGCAGACCGTTGGCTCAACTTCAAGATAGGACGTAGCCACATGAAGAGGCCCACGATGACTTATGGCTACTCCAGCAACAAGGTGGGGATGCGCGGTCAATTTATGGAGGACTTAATGAAGCCTGAGCAACTAAAAGTGATTTACGGTGAAATTGAGAAACACCCGCTGCATGACGATGAGCAAGGGCAGTTTGATTGTGCATGGTACATGGGCGATTTAGTCTACAAAACTATCAGCAAGGTGCTTTTGAAGACTGGGGAGAGCATGGAATACCTACAGGCCGCTGCCAGAGCTGTGACCTCAGAGAACAAGGCAATCCAGTGGACAAGTGACAGCGGCTTTCCAGCTCTAATGGATTATCGGAAGAGCGTAGGTAAGCCTATATACATTTTCCTGCACGATAGAGCTGCTAACAAGAGGAAGGACAACAGAAAGCCAGCGAAGGTCACATATCGGAGGGACTTGGACCAATTTGATGTAGTTAAAAGCTGTAGCAGTATTGCTCCCAACTTTGTGCACTCTCAGGACGCTGCGTTGATGCAAAACTTTATCTGTAATCAGTTGGACGCTGGCACTGCCGAAGACTTTTTTATGATTCACGACAGCTTCAGCATTAGTGGTGATGTGTGGGATTTGTATGATGGAGTCCGAAACACCTTCATCAATATGTTCTCAGGCGAGTGTCTATTCCAAAGGTTTGAGGATGAGATACGGCAGCAACTCAACGATCCTTCGATGGTCTTCGGCACAGAAGACAAGCCCATCACTATTCCGACAAAAGGATCACTGGACCTCGAAGCTATTAGGTATAATGATTTCTGCTTTAGCTAACCTTCTCCAACCCTCCTAGAAGAGCCGAGCGGCCTCCCAGCTCACGGTTCTTCTGTTACCTCAATCAACTGGGGCTGGCTTCGGCTGGCCCCTTTTTCTATGTCCAAAGGAACGCAACAAGATGGCAAAAGTATACAAATTTACGACACCAGCAGGCAATGCAAAATATCCCCACCTTAACAGCCCAGACACAGCCTTCGACACGGATAATCCAAAATTTAAGACTGAGATACTGATGTCTGAGGACGAAGCTGCGCCACTGATTGCACAGATCAAAGCAGCCGCAGCTGAGGCTTTTGGTGCTACCGCCAAATTCCGTATGCCAGTGAACAAGGACGAAGAGACTGGGCAGGTGTCAATCAAAGCACAGTCCAAGTACCAACCCAAGTTCTATGACGCACAAGGCCAAGTCATTGTACCGTCAGCCCTGCCCAAGATCGGCGGCGGCTCTACAGTCAAGATGGGTGGTGTGTTCAACTGTTACACAGTCAGCGGCTCCAAAGGTGTGAGCCTAATGCTGGACAAGGTACAAGTGATCGATGTGGTCAATGGCTTCGGTGGCGACGATGGTGGCTTTGAGGCCGTAGATGGCGGCAGCTTCACTGTAGATCACTTCGAGGAAGCCACACCAAGCACTCAAGCTGTAGTCAACGGTGACTTTTAATCGCGCAAGGTTCCGTGGCATCAAGGCAGGCTATCGATCAGGGCTCGAAGAAACTATCTCTCAACTACTGAAGGACGAGGGAATAGACTTTGAGTATGAGGTGGACAAGATCACCTATGAGATCCCTGCCCGTGTCGCCAAGTACACCCCAGACTTCAAGCTCACTAAGCCCGGTGGCTTCTGGTACTTAGAGACCAAAGGAATATGGGCAACTGCTGACCGTGCCAAGCATGTGTTAATCAAAAAGCAGTCCCCAGAAATCGACATCCGCTTCCTCTTTAGCAATGCGCAAGCGAGGCTCTACAAGGGCAGTCCCACGCGCTACAGCGACTATTGCAATAAGCATGGGTTTCGATGGGCGCACAAGACTATGCCGCAAGACTGGCTAGACGAGTGTCGCCAATAAGCGAGAGCAAAGGGCTGTCTTCGGATGGCCCTTTTTCTTTAGATCACAAAGGAACGACTAATGAACACCGATGACCGTGATGGCAATAAGTTCATCCAGCACCAACCCTGTGATGCCTGCGGCAGCAGTGATGCTTCCGCACTCTACAGTGACAACAGCACTTGGTGTTTCTCTTGCTCCACATATACTGCGGGTGATGGCGAGGTGGTGGATGCACCAGTCAAGCCCAGCGCCTCAGCACACTTGCTCGAAGGCGAGTACCAAGAGCTGCGCAGTCGTAAGCTAACAGAACAAACGTGCCGCAAGTTCGGCTATATGATCGGTGAGCACCGTGGCAAACTGGTGCAGATTGCGACCTACAGAGACCTGCAAGGGAGAGCTGTAGCACAGAAGGTACGCACCAGAGACAAACAGTTCTCAGTGGTGGGCAACAGTGACCGCATGGGCCTCTTTGGGATGCACCTGTGGTCCAGTGGTAAGAAGATCGTCATCTGTGAGGGCGAACTGGACGCAATGAGCGTCAGTCAGATACAGAACCACAAGTTTGCAACTGTCTCTGTGCCCCATGGAGCCCAGAGCGCCAAGAAGCACCTGTTGCAGCATATCGACTACCTCAACAACTTTTCTGAGATTGTGCTGATGTTCGATCAAGACGAAGCTGGTCAAGCAGCAGCCCAAGCGTGTGCTGAGGTGTTGCCTATTGGTAAGACCAAGATTGCTGTGTTGCCAATGAAGGACGCAAACGAGTGTCTAGTGGCTGGCAATGCGGCAGCAATCATCAGTGCAATACACCAAGCCGCAGACTTCAGACCTGATGGCATCGTCAGCATGGGAGACCTGCGTGAGGTGGTGGCTGTGGCAGACGCAGAGAGCCCCGTACAGTACCCATACCCAAGGCTCAATGAGATGCTCAAGGGTATCCGTACAGGCGTTGTGACGCTCTGTGCTGGCTCTGGTGTGGGCAAGAGTACCTTGATCAGAGAGATGGCCTACCACATCCACATGAGTGGCTTCACTGTGGGTATGCTGATGCTTGAAGAGAGCGTCAAACGGAGTGCTCAAGGACTAGCTGGCATCCACATCGAGAAGAACATCACAGTCGATGCTGATGCAGCCACAGCCGATGAGATAAAAGCTGGCTTCGACAGTCTCATGGCTAAAGGTCCAATCTATCTATTCGATCACTTCGGCTCGACAGAGCTGGACGTAATCTGCAACCGCATCCGATACATGAAACACGGCCTCAAGTGTGACGTTGTGTTTTTAGATCACATATCGATCCTCATTAGTGGAGGTGCGGGTGACGTAGGCTCAAACGAGAGGGTCATGGTAGACCACATCATGCACACCCTTCGAGTCCTGTGCTCTGAGCTAGACTTGGCTCTAGTGCTGGTGTCTCACCTACGGCGTCCCGGCGGGGACTTAGGTCACGAGGGTGGCGCTAAGGTCTCACTGTCTCAGCTCAGAGGATCACATGCCTTGGCACAGCTTGCTGACGCCTGTGTCGCCATGGAAGTGGATGCCGATGAGCCTACAAGTGGTAGGCGTAATCTAGTGG